CTGAGGATCAACTATCACCAATACTTAAAGCCTTTAAATCTATAGCTGAATGGATTAAGAAGGAAGGCTTTGAAATAGTAGCTACAGAAATACCTGTATACAATTCTGTATTAGAAGTGTGTGGAACTATAGACTTTGTATTAAGTGATAACGACAACAGGATATATGTTTGTGATCTAAAAACAGGTAAAAATGTATACCCTAAAGATGCTTTACAAGTTACAAGTTACATAGCTTGCGTTATGGATATGATGACTAACGGAATAATGATATGGGATATGCCTAGAACTTCAGCTATGGGTAAGACAATTAGAAATGAAGAATTACTCCAAAAAGTAGAGGTAGGTGGTGCTATTTTTCACTTATCACAAGAGGACTGGAGCGTAAAGATTAAGCACGTTACCGAACCTATGTTAGGTGCTACAGCTTTAATGGCATCTAAGACATTGTATGACATAAATAAGAAGAAGCTATTTGGAGATGAGAAGCTATGATTTGTGAAGACTCATTATGCAGACAACTAAATACTTGTAAGTGGGATATGCCTGTGTCTAGCGTTTACTGTGGGAATATGCATTACGCTACACCACAACCACAATCTAAGTTAAAAGACATGTCAACAGAAAAAGTAGAAAAACTAAGTGTAATTGTTCAGGGTCTACTAGAACAGGTTAGGAGTTTAAACTCAAAGCCAGTTCCTAAAACTTATAGCTCTGAATTTATAGGTAGAAGGTCAAATGCAAATAGAAATAAGAACCAATGAAGAAGGGGAAAAAGAAGTATTTCAAAACATCAATACACCTGAAGGTATACCAGTACAATTTAAGGCTGTAGATATTAGGAAGGAAGATACAGGAGTTCATGCAGAATTAAGTATAAGTTTTGATGACTTTGATACCTATACAATCTGTAATGTTAAGAGAGATGCTGAGAGAACTAGGTTAATTAACAAAGCTCATAAGACCTTTGGTGCTAGTCAAGAAGAAGCAGATTATGTGTTACCTAAGACTGAATTGATAAAGTTGTTTGATAATTTCTGTAAAGAAATATGGAAGACATACATAAAAGTCCAGTCTCCTACTGAGGTAGAGGGTACAAATACTGTTAGTTCTGTGCTGTACACATTACAGCCTCATGTACTGACAGGTGGTGGCACTATTATGTATGGCAAACCGGGTAAGGGTAAAAGTTTTACAGGTATGATGATGGCTCTAGCTGTACAGTATGGTACTAATCATTATTGGCATACAGATCAAGGCAATGCTTTGTTTCTAAATCTAGAAAGACCTGAGAGAACAATGCCACCAAGAATAGGTGCAGTAGGTAAAGCATTGGGTATAGAGAATCCTAGCTTAGCTGTTTTAAATGCTAGAGGATCATCTTTAAAGGACATACACTCAGTACTAGAAGTATATGTAAAGTCTAACGATATTAAGTTTGTAGTAATAGATTCTATTAGTAGAGCTGGGCAAGGCGATATGAAAGAAGACAAGGTAGCTACTAAGACAATAGATATGCTTAATAATCTAGGCGTTTCTTGGCTAGGTATTGCACACACTCCTAAGTATGACGAGACTGTTTACTATGGTAACTCTCAGTATGAAGCGGGTGCTGATGTAATGCTAAGACATACATCTACAGTTATAGATGACATAGGTAGTATAGCTTTGTTACTAGAGGTAACTAAGGCTAATGATATGCCGATTCCAAAACCTATGGGATTGCACTACGGGTTTGATGATTTGGGTTTAAACTCAATTCGTATGGCTAAGAAGGAAGAAGTACAAAGTCTATATACAGATGTAAATTTGTATAGAAGTATTGCTGATTTATTAGATGAGTTTCATGGTGGCATGTCAGCTACAGCTTTAGCTACTAAGTTAGAAGTAACTAGGAAAGAAGTTACAGATCAATTAAAGCTAATGTTAGCTAGTAATTCTATAGTATCTGTAGGTAAAGAAGGCAATGAAAAGACTTATGGTTTAGTAGTCAAGGGTGCGTACAATGAATAAGAAATGGGAAGTATTTGCCATACCATTTGATACTACACACACTTGGTTGTTAAACAAACACTATGCAAAAAGAATACCTTCAATAGTCTATGCCTATGGTGTTTTTGTAGATCATGTAATGCAAGGTGTTATTACTTATGGAATCCCCGCATCTCCTAGTTTAACTATGGGAGTATGTGGGGTAGAGCATAAGGATAAAGTAGTAGAACTAAACAGACTGGCTATGTTAGAGAATCACGATAAAAACTTAGCGTCATATTTTGTAGCACAAACATTAAAAATGTTACCTAAGCCACTAATAGTAGTATCTTATGCTGATACTAGTATGGGTCATGTTGGCTACATCTATCAGGCTACTAACTTTCTGTATACAGGTTTGTCTGCTAAGAGAACTGAATGGAGAGAGATAGGAGTAAATACACATAGCCGTAGTGTAGTTAGGAATCATTCGCTAGAAGAAAGAATGAATGACGATAGGTTTGAAACAATAGATAGACCTAGAAAGCATAGATACATATACATTACAGGTAATCGTAGAGAGAAGAAAGAACTAATAAATTGCTTGAATTATCCTATAGAAGATTACCCTAAAGGTAATAGTGATAGGTACAGTAATGAGTCAGATGTTCCTTTGCAAATCTCTATGCTATAATCTTGCTGATAAAACTTCCTTATAGAGTTTTGTTTAAGTGGGCAAGTGAGGAGAAGGGTAGACCACCTCTTCTCCTCATAAGCTCTTAACTCCATTTCTTTATACTGTTCTCCAGTTTGTATTTTTCTACACTACTACGATTGATTCTTATAGCTGTACCTACTCGGTAGCCTTCTAGCTTACCTGACTCTAGTAACTTGTATGTAGTAGTTCTATGTATGCCAAGCATACTAGATGCCTGTGCTACTGATAGTGGTTTGTCGTTGTTATTCAACATTTGAATCTCCTATTGCTGTGATTGGTCGTACCTGTAGTATCCATAGTTTGTCTTCATCATCTACTGCCCACTCTATGTCTACAGGTTTACCGAATGTACCTTCTAAAGCTATAGCTTCTTTACGCAATTCATCTTGCCATAAAGGGGTTAAATCATTGAGCTCAAATTTATCAACTGTATCTCCCTTATCCCATGTCTCCATAGTTGACTCACCATTACCATCTACTACACCACCTACACCATCTTGATACTCAACTATCATCTCATTTGAGCCATCTACAGGGTTCACAGAGAAGAGTACTCCACTTATCTTAGCGTCTACCATCTCCATAACTATGACATCTACTTTTTGATCTTGATTGTCGTAGCTTTGTACTCTGTTATTAGATGCTGATGCCCTTACTTCTTTTATTGCATCTCCTACATCATCAGGTTCTACATTTAGTTTAGTTAGGAACATACCCGCAAAACTCTTATCGTCACCGTCTTCTGATGTAGCTGATGATCTAACAGCGTATAGCTTCTCATCAGCTTCTTCCATTATATGAAAGAAGTCAGGTATAACATGAATAATCAAATCACCTGTTCCTAGAAGCATGCTTCTTATGACTTCTTGGTCGTGTCGAATTACTGTATAAGGTGGTACATATTTAGGTTTTATCTTTTTTAAATTCTCAGCCTTACTCATTACAGTCCTCCTTCTGCATTGTTTTTAAAGCAAGTAGTACATAAAGGTAATCCAGTTTGATTAGTGTGGTTTACCTCAGTTATCACATCATTACATTTACAGCAGTTTGATCCTAGCTGTTCAAAGCCAATAGTAAAGTTATCCTGTAGATCATCTACCATTGATAGTTCCAAATTGAGTTGACGTAATGAATGTGCTATGTGTGCTAAAACTCTATCGCAATATTCATATAACTCAGCTTCATCTGTAAATGTAGGCATATGAGAATTATGTTGTTGCAATTCAGTAATTGAAAACTCACAACCATTACCATCTCTACTTAGTTTTACAGTAGGTATTTGTGATACTGGTGCGTTATCTAAACAAGCCATAGTTAATTCCTTTACACCACCTACTGTATATAGATTAGGTGTAGCCTGAACAAAATTACCTTGTGCATCTCTCACACTTTTAACTATTAACTTTACATCTAATACCTGATTACTCATTTTTATCTCCTACTTTACTTAGTGCTGTTTCATACTGCTGAATTAAGTCTTCTTGCTTTTTGTTTTCTATAGCCCTCATACAATAATCATCTCTGACTTTGTTAATGGCATCTCTAGCTGTATAGCCTTCATAAACCAATATAGAAGCTAACAATGTGCCTGTTCTACCATGAGCACCATAGCACCCTATAGATAATGTGTGTCCTTCTTTTATTCTTCTTAGACACCACACTACAGCTATACTAAGCGTTCTTATTGAGACAACTCCCATATCTTTCCAGTCAATATACATACTAGGAACAGTACTAAAATCATGTAAGTCGTCATCAATTTCTGCATCTCCAGTAAACCAAAGATTGTTTTGCTTTAGCCAACCATCAGCTAAGAAACAACCTTGAGTAGCTATAGGTTTAGTAGCATCTACTGGACTAGACAATGCAGTTAGATAAATAGAGCCTTCTTTGAGTTTAAACTCCGTCATGTAATGGTCGCATTTAGGAATAAAATTATATCCTTGCCTACCTTTTACATTACTAGGAGTAGATATGAACTGATCTTCTTTGAGAAATTCGTCTTCCCAAATCTTATCTACATTGAAGTTATCTAGCTCTAATAAATCTATAGACACATGAGATGACTGGTTAGTATCTAGCCAACAAACTAATACTGTATTTGACATACGATTAATTTCAGCATCTACTTCAGCTAACCTACCATTCTGCTTATGTCTGACTATATCCCCTTCATAAAACCGAATGTTTTCTAATGACATACTTTTTTTGCTCCTGTAATTGCTCCATAGTGATAGT